TCAGGTTTTATGCGCAGTAATGATTTTCTATCTCATATGCGGCAAGTGGAGGCTGGTGATGGTCCAATTGATCCTCCATTCACTCCTTTTCTGAAACAAGTCTGGGAAGAAGCGTTAGAAGCATGTTATGATAGATTAATATCATTGGATTATCCCACATATTTAGAAAAGTTGACAGCAAAGATGACTTCAAAAAGTGCTGGAGGAGACAAAGTGACTATAGATTTTAAATGGAAAGGTGAAGATATGTCGTTGAAATTTACCTCTAAGATTATGGTATGGTTCGTTAAATGTTCAAAATGGTTAGAGAAAGATGAGGTTATGAAGCAGTTAACCAGTGAAGTCCCAGGATTAATATTTTCGAGAAACGTTCCAGCTAGAGATACCAGAGCTATTTTTGCTATACCAGGACCAATGTATGCTTGTGAGACATGGTTAGGCTCAGTATTATTGGATTATTTATCAGATTGTCCAGAGTTTACTCTAGCTAAAGAGTCTAATAGTTTTATAGCTAATCATGCCTTCGGTTTGAAAGCAACTGGTAGAGATGATAATTTAATAGTATTGACCGATTTTTCAGCTTTTGATGCTACTCAAAAATGGAATAACGTTAGAAAGGCTTTGGTGGAACAGCTAAGAGACTGGGCAAAAAGAAAGAATTTCGGAAAGTTTGGGTTTTGGGAATCGGCTCCAGAGATGATTTGCACAATTTGGGAGAAGACAAGAAATGCAGTCTTTAAAGAATTAGAAGTTGAAATAATATTAGATATGTTGTTTTCAGGAGAGAACATGACTATATCGATAAATTGTCTAACTAATAAAGCATTCTTTAAGTATTTCTTAAATAAATTTTCGAGTGACATCATAGGTGCCACAATTATGCACAAATTATCCCTAGTTGGTGGACATTATGAAATCATGGGTGATGATTTCTATGCTATTTTCAAAATGTTACAAAATCTTACAGCTGATGAGATAAAATACTTTTCAGAATTTTTATCTAAATGCGCAGAAGAGTGTGGTCTTAAAATTAATGCTGTCAAAACTATGATATCAAAACATCAATATGAGTATTTAAAGAAGAGAGCAGTATACGGATATATTATACCGAGATTGTCACAGATACAAATATTATGCAGTGAGAGAGTGAATTACTTACCTCCGGCTAACCAACAGTTAACAGGTTACTTACAGTTATTAGGAGAGTATGTTAGCAGAGGAGGATCTGTTAAATTGGCTAACGCTTTAGCTGTATTTACTTGGAATGTGAAAAGAGGTGTTAAAACTAAAGATAAGGGTGTAATAAAGTGGGTTAAGTTACCTTTTTCTGTTATACATTTGCCACCATCTTTGGGTGGGTGCGGTTTTCTATTTAATACTTGGATTGGGTCTAACAAAGATGCCTTGGTTGCATTACGAATGACACCAAATCAATGGGATAAATTGGCTGTTATGGCAAATTTCGTTGATGTAGCCGCCACAAATATTAGAGGTGATGTAGCAAGAGCTATCGAGAAGTCAGGGGAAGTTGATGATGGTTTAAATTTCTTAAAGAAGGTGCAAAATTTTCCAAATATAAGAGCCAAAAAATTAAATGCATATATGGCTGGTCAGAAGTTGGAAAGCAAAGGAATCAAGATAGATACAAATTTGGCTTATGAGAATTTACCGTCGAGATCGATATTTAGAGCGATTAAAGATAACCCAGTGTTATATGAAGTCGAGTATGAGGTTAGAGATAGAATATACAATATGATTATGAATAATGTTCAGAAAAAGATTTCTTCAAAACGTTTTGAGTGTAAAATGACTAGTGATGAATATAAATTAGCCACTGGTGCATTTAGATCACACTCAGGCGCAACAGTTGTAATTAAAGGAAGTTTGGATGGTAAAGAGGTCTGGGCTGATTATTTAGATAAAACTTTGGTTGAGGTTGAAATTGAAGATATGGATTTGGATTCGACATGTATTAAGGCTTCAGCGTTATGGGAAATGTTTGGTTATCACACTGGGAAAGGCTCTAAGTTATTATCTAAATTCAACTTTCTAAGTTTCTTTGTGCTGCATAAAGGAATAGATCTACCTCCTAGACATAAAGTTTGTCCGTTAATAGGTATAGATAAGGGTATTAGAGATATTATGATGGCAGTTGGAATTAGTTGTAAAAGTGACGTTATGGCTAGAGATACTTCGAAGTTAATAATAGAGTTGAAAAGACATGGCTTACCAGAAGATATAATGCCTGAAACTCTATTTAGAGAGTTAGCGAGAGTTAGAATGTACAGTTATGATAGTGCAGTTGATTACCTAGTGTATATGGGGGTTGAAGGCTTAGCTTCAGAAAAATTTGTTGGTGAATTAGATCAAAAATTGTTGCAAATGAACGTTTTTACTAAAACAGATACTTACTCCGTTAGTGATATGATAACAGGTCAGATGGATTTAAGTAAAGATACAATTAATAGGTTGCTAGTGAGAGAGACCACAGCTAGCGATCATTTAGATTCAATAGCTAAAGCAATCTTGTTTGCTTATGCTATATGTCTTCCATGTAATGAAAAACTCTCAAACTGGTATATAGAAAAGATAGATTTCAAGGTACCTATAATATTAAGAGAGATTTTTGGTAATAAGATGGACGAAATATATTACGATTGGTATACTCCAATGGTGTTCTAAGGTCTTCATTTACTTCAGACAGCGGTATTCC